GTATCAACACGCTGGCGGTCTGCCTCGCCTTTTATTTCCGTCTTAACAATGCCGTCAGGCGGGAGCAACTCGCGTGCGCTAGACGCTGCAAAATCGACGCAAGCTTCAGCCATAATTGGGTGAACAACTTTGCTAGCTCCCTCGAACGTTGCACCCCCTGGTGCATCTTTGCCCAGTCCTGTGCGTCGTAATCCTTCCTCATACTGTTTGTCTCTTTCTTTGCGGGCCTCTCGATCGACCTCGATGTACTCCATGTACTCGACAGCCAACGCATCCAGCAGACCCTCATCAAACGTCTCTGCCAGGTTAGAATAAAACTCGGGGTTTTGTTGTGGTCCGTCTTTTGGTCTGTAGTTTACAACCACCGATCCATCATCAAGCTCAATAACTTCCTCTTCTGCCTCGCCCGGATCAAGATCAAGCACGTCCTCGATGTGCTCGAGCTCTTGCTCTTGCATCATCTTCTCTTCAAAGTTCTCTTCCGTATCAAGGTCAAGAGAACCAAGGTTTCCACCTTGCTGGATTGGCATCTTAGGGATTTGTGGCATTATTTACTTTTCGTAAGGATATTCGGAGCTAACTGTAGCAGCCGGCACTGCGCCCGCCATCACACTTGCCTTCATTGGGTTTCGCGCGGCGTATTTAATCGGAGCCGTTACTGCCTTTTTTGTGGCCTGCAATACGGGTGCAGTAAACAGAGCATTCATTGGATCCCCAACCAGCCCGCTCAAAGTTTTTCCTGTCTCATACGCGGTGGAGCCTTGACCCTCAAACGGAATCAAGCGGCCCTGCGGTACACTAAACGTATCTACGCCTGGCGTTGCTCGTGGCACGGGGTCACTTACTCTAAACAAATCGGCATACGATCCCATGACTTCGCGGGGTGCGTCACGCATGCCAAACAAGAATTGTTTGATTGCATCTAACGATTGCTCGTAGCCACGCTTTGGTTTGCCGCCGTCTTTAAAACGCTGAGGGCTGCGGCCCTTTGCAATCATCTCAGCAATCATGTCGTTTGTCGTGCCGCCAGAAGCAAACGGACGATCAGGATTAATTCTCTGGCTTGATAGCGGTCTGGTTCCTGGCTGCACGCCACGGTACAAGTTCAACGCGTCGCGTAGGTGCTGTGGATACTCCGCGGGACTCTTCTCCAGGTACGCCTCTGGTATGCCCTCTGTTCTGGCTTCTTGTTTCCACTGCGCCATTCCTTTTGCAGTAGGCGGACGCTCGCCAACAATTGCCGAACCCTTTGGGCCGTACTGGTGGCGCATAGGATTAAACTCGGCAATGATCATCTCGAGCTCTTCGTCCGTTGGATAGCGTTTGTTTTTGGAAAAGAACGCGGTCTTTAATTTATCAATCAGCGGTATCTTGCCAGCAGCAAGCGCCTCGTTTTCAACCGCGGTGCTTGTTCGTCCCAAGTAGTCAGCACTTGGCGTAAGTGACTCCGGCATTGTTTCATCCAACTCGCCAGTAATCTGTTTTGCCTCGATGTTGGCCTGCACGTTGGGATCGTCAATGTCCTGAACCTTAGGCTTTTGATACGTGCCCTTCACCGTTCGTCCGGTAAGAACTTTTGTTAAAAATGGATCTGGACCCTCGGGGTTGATCAAATTGGGGTCGGTTGCCATCTCATGCCGCGCGCGTGCCTCTGCGGCGGGGCCTGTCTGAATTTCAGTTTTTTGAGAGATTTGTTTGGCGTGTTCTTTTAACGCCTGTACATCTTCTGGTCGTGGGGGACGCCCAAACTTTTTTGTATACTTTTCAATGGCGTCGGTGACAAGTTTGTACATGCCGGCGCCAACTTCTCCGACGGCTTTGCCTCTTGAGAAGGACGGAATGCCCGCCATCTCAAACAGCATCTCGCGTGGTGATTTTATTGGGTTCATTGTTGTTGGTATCTCCCTATCCCAACTCATGCACAAAGGGGGTCATTTGCGCCCTACTGAGCATAGGGGTTGACTCTGGAGCGCTTGTCGTCGGCGTACTCGTAGTCGCGCGGTGGTAGGGGGTCCAGCTGCACCCACCCAGAGTCGCGCAGCACGCGCAGCGCCTGGGAGAGGCTGTCCACGTAGTCATCGTTGCCGCCAGACTCGGGAAAAGAGCAGACCTGCCTAAAAAACCTCTTTGCCCACTCAACAAACTCTCCGGGCTTTTTGGGGTCTTCTGGCACATAAACCTTACCCTTGGCGATTAGTGGCGCAACAATGTTCAAACGCTGCACTTTATCCGCCCTCCCAGGGTTGTAGGCCCTGACCGGCACACCGGCCATCTGTAGCTCTTGGATCAGCGAGATTCCCGCGGACTTATCTTCCATCAGAATCAGGTCCGCCTTCCTGCCCTTGGCAAACGTATTGTCCGCGCCGTATACAACCTCCTTGAAGTCGTTGATGACCTTCTTTCTAAGGTCTGGGTATGACAGGTGTCCATCCCACGCATCCAAGAGGATTAGACACGTACCCACGTCCTGGTTGTCAAACACGCCCCACACGGTGCAGGCCGTTGGGTCGTTGTGTGTCTTCTCGCTAGTGGCCGGGTCGTACGAGGCAATCACGTACTCCAACGTCGGCGTCTCCTTCTTGGCGGGCCACGCACGGAACCACTTGCGCTTCACAATGCCGGCGTCTTCTGGGTTTAAGATCTCGCCGTAGATCTCCTGCTTACCAAGGTCCGTCCCCTCGTACGTCTCAAGCTGTTTGAAAAAGGTGGCCGACAGGTTTGACTTGTTGTCGTAGGATGAGGCGCTTACCACGTACACCTCGCCGCCAATTTTACCCTCGTTCAAATCAACGATTAGCTCTTTTGGTTTTGGCGTGGTGGTAACAATCTGCTGCACCCGGGAGATGGCAGGGTCGCGCAGACGCATCGTGAACTGCACTTGGTCGTATGCGTCGTCGATATACTCGAATGCACAGAGCTCGTCGAACCACCCGCCGTGAAACTGCTTACCCCGGTACCGTTCTGGCTCTGAGCCAGGGATTCCTTGGATGATCGAGCCGTTGATTAACGTTATCTCAAGCATCTGCTTGTTGTAGTCCTTGATCAGCGACTCCGGAATGATGTTTAGTAACCCCGAGTCGCCCTCAAAGCACGTCGCTCGGATGTCGTTTGACGTTGGCGCCGTTACCAGCCAGCGGGTGCCGGGGTACTTCCACGCCCGGATACCTATCCAGTGGCTCGCGGTGTGCGTTTTTCCAGATCCCCGTCCGGCCAGCATGAGAAACGTGTCGTACTCTCCGTCTTCTGGCTCGCGCTGGTGCGGGAGCGCCTCCAACTCCCACCTGACCTGCCACAAGGCAGCGTCAAGCTGGTGCTTTGGCCAGTGCCGGTTGTTTTTTGCAAAGTCCGCTAAGACTTTTTCTTGTTTTTTGTTCAGCATACCGCTATAAACCCCTCTCCTGCTACGAAACCGGTCTCAGTTTCCACATGGACGCACATCTGCGAGCCTACTTTTGTTATTTTTCTTAGTTTCCTGCGATTTTTTGCACTATTTTCGTCTCTTAGCCTAAAATTTAGTTCATAATGCGTGTGTTGGTCGTATTTAAAGAGCCGGGAGACCATTCCAAGGCCCTCGACAAGCTGTTGCTTGCGTCTAATCGAGAGCCAACTATCACGGATTATGAATCTGCCAGGCCACGACCCACTCTCACGCACGTCCCTGGCGTCCATCAGCCCATCCAGTAGCGCCAGTCGGCTGTCTACGTCCGCCTCAAGGTAGGACTGCGGTATTAAATCCGGTATTGGTGCGCCTGCGTACGTAAACGACTCCCTTACACTTGGCCTGATGAAAAATTCCACCGCGTATCCCCAGCGATGCCTGCGCCTTGCCAGGTTAAACCCAACGGCCCGGGCTTTTTTCTGCATCGAATTAAAGTCGTCGTTCTTTAGCCAGTGGTGGCCGGAGGGTGCCATCGAACCAATCCATAACCCAAGGATGTAGGGCGGGACGGGAAGATCAACGTGCGGATATTGCAAAGGACCCGCCGCGGGCAGAGTGTACTTAACGTGTCCCCGATCAAGAGTCAGGTCCTCTTTGGACAGATCGGCCGCGTTGCGCCGCTCTAGCTGTTTGCGAAACCTTTTGGCAAAGGGGCTGCCACGATTCTTAAACCATCGGTCCCGCTGGATGCGGTAGTTCCGGGTCTGCAACATGAACGCCATGTGACGGTCTCCTTTGACCGTCAACCCATCATCAAAGTGCACCTCGTAGCACTCCGGCGATACGTAGCTCTGGACCGAAAGGATCTGGCCGGGCGCCCCCTCGGGGTTAAAGATGTAGCCCCCAGGTTTTAGATCAGACGCCAACACAAACCCTTTAGGTGTTGGTACGGGCGTCTGGGCTGCGATTGCCATTTGCTTTTTGCCGGTGCCTCTTGCGATCGTTGACCAGGGCCCTGGTCGATGCCTCTGGATTGAGCCATATTTCTACAAAATAGCCGCCAGCCTTTTTGCGATTGGTGTATGCAAAAAAGACGTACCCGTCATGGCGGAGGTCGCCTCTCCTAAAGAAAGCATTTGTTTCTGGGTTGATTCTTTTCATCTCTATACTACCAATACAGTAAAGGTGCCGAACCCGCCCCAACGGCTGCCATCTAGCCAAGTTGGCGCCAGTTTGCCACCTCATTCCAGGGGTCAATAACTTACGACGCAAACTTAAAGTAAATTCTAGAAGCGCGGGGGTTGCGGGGGTTGCGGGGGTCTAAACCAGGTTAATCTTATATTTTCATTTTTCATTTTTCAAAAATAAAAATAAAAGTGATATAGACCCCCGCAACCCCCGCAACCCCTGACAAAAACGCTGTAAGTCATTGATTTCATTGAATATGCTCTCTATACGTTTTTACCATTGGACCCCCGCAATTGCCGGGGTCGACCCCAGCAATATAGGGACGGATCAATTTAGAATTCGTGCATTTTGCACCAAATTGGTGCGTTTCATTTTTCTCTCTATACCTTTTTTATAAAATTTTGCAAAAAATAATTACTCGTGCGGGAATTAGAGCGATCGCTGGTTTGGGTCGGGGCCACCGCCCGCCCCCGCCGCGGGACCCTAAAGGGATGGTGCACTGCACAAAAAGGCGCCCCCGCGATGTTGCAACGCACCATTTTGCCGCACTGCACCAGCCCCAGTGAGCGCTCACTAACATACTGGCATGTTGCATTGCACCAGCCCCAGTGAGTATTCACTAACCTAGATGCGGCGGTGCAACACCCCCAGTGAGCGCACACTAACCAGGATGCCGCGGTGCACAATGTTAGTGTGCGCTCACTAACCTACTTGTTGCGTTGCACAATGTCAGTGTGCGCTCACTAACAACGTGGCATGTTAGTGAGTACTCACTATGGGAAAACGAACCAAATTGGTGCAGGGCCATAG